TGAACCCCACTCGTAAGTGCTTTTTACTGGTATGATGCTATTCCCAGAACGCTTGAGGAAAGATACGATGACCTGTTGCGCATCTGCCGTATCTTGGAATATGGCGAATCCACTGGCCAGTACGCCGAGAGCGATTATTGTGGCGAGTATTTTCTTTCTCATGGTTAAGCGATTATGATGCTGGATTGGTCTGCGTTGTCTACGAGAACAAGCTGCACTTTCAAGGTGTCCGTGCCTGAGGTTTTGAACCAAGGGTTCATTGGTATCTTTGGGACGTTGGCGGTGGCTATCTTTAGAATCTTCGCGACCTCGACGCCGTTTATAAGGAACCTGACATGTTGGTTAGTCCACTGTAGCTCGAGCTCTGCGGTTCCTCCGTTCCAAGCTGTATCCCATGCTACTGCGACGGTCTGGGCGTTCCCGTTCTCGTCCACTGTACCGCATACGAGGTTGTTTCCGCTTTGATCTAATAGTAAAGTCGCCTTTTGGCCAGAAACTATCTCTTTTAAGCCGAGTTCGATATCCCCATTAAGGTTTGTGGGGGTTTGACCTCCAGTTAGGCCGAAATCCACATTGAACAGTTTCACTCTTGCGAAACGGAGATCCGCCAAAACAAGTACTTCGGTGGTCGCCGCAAAACTGTATTTGTTTGAGACTATCGAAAGCGTGCCTCCTATGGTCACCCACAATCCCGACGGCGAAGCACCGTCTTTGTATGGACTAAGTTCGAATGCTGTTGGTTGGGTTATGTACATATTGATTTTCTACGGAGGGGTGGGGTGGTCAGATCCCACCCCTCATAGAGATTACAAATCCTTAGATGCGTCCTCGTCCTCTACCTTTTCAATCGTTCCTTCTGCAAACCCTGCTGTTTCTTCTTCGGTCAGTTCGAGTATTGCACCTACCTCGTGGGATGCTCCCTCTGGGTACTCTAAGTCCTGTAAAACTTTGTACTTCGACTTCTCCACGCCCTCACCTCCTTCCTCTCCTCCCGCCTCTGGCGAGGCTGCGCTGCCTTCTGCGACGATTGTCCCAGATTCCAAGAGAGGCTTGGCTTCGGCTTCCTCAAGCTCAATCTTTTCGCCTTCCGCGTACTGTACTCCGTTGAGTTTAAGGTTTGATTTGACTGTGTATGCACTCATGAATGTTTTTGGTTAGCTTTGTAAACTACGGATTCGACCTCCGTACGTTGGTGTTTCCCTGTGGCAGGGAACGCATAGGGTGCGCCCGTTCGATACTACGAATCTCAATCTTGGGAACAGGGCGAACGGCTTGATGTGGTCTGCGTTCAATATCCCTCCTCGTTGATTGCACTCTTGGCAGGTATAGTTGTCCCTCTGGAAAACTAATTTACGCCAATCGGTATATCTTTGTGAACTCCTTATCAGTGCATTTACTGGCGTAATCCCTCCTTTCCAGCTTGGATGGTTTTTTCCCATCCGTTTGACTAATGCTTCTGGCGGTATCTTTTTGCCGAGCCAATATCTAACTGGATTTTTCAGACGAGATTCACTCATCTTTTCTCTGGTTTCAAGGGATGCTGGAAGTCGTTTGTTTCTCGCAATTTTCAGCTTTCTTCGCGTTTCGTTCGAATGTTCCAACCCTTTATTCCAGGGAGTACGTCCTATATTCAGTATGCGTAATGCTTTTTTCTGTCGTTCTGTTCTAAAGTAAATACCTTTTGGCATAATATCATTATACCATAGAACAACAGTAATTTCTACGCCGATACTATATATTCCACAAACAAGGTCAGCTTGCCTGCGGTGAGCGCCTGGCCCGCAACTGTCGCGATCAGTTCGCGCTCTGCCGTAGCTTTTATGTATCCTGCGACAATGTCTTTGGCGTGGACGATCTGGGTTCTGGTGTTCGGGCCTGCTTCCGTGAGGGTCGTGGTTCCTGCTGTCACGGTTCCGTGCAGTCCTGAATCCCAAACATTGGTTGCATCGCTGATTGCGATTGCTGCAACCAAATCATCGGCCGTTTGTGCGTGAAGCGCGATGGTTCCTGCGTCGGCGCCTGCCGAAGCAAATGTCGTTATGACATCGTACCAAGCTCTCGTAATTATTGCTTTGTTGGGAATAAAGACCCCGAGCTTATGCGCGGCTATGGTTCGTTCCCCAGTGTTGGCTGAAGGATCAAACACGGCCGTTACTATCTTCACGGCAGTATTTCCTTTCTGCCATACTGCTGATTTTCTCTTGAAGATAATGTCGGGAGCCGATATTCGTAGTGGGAATCTAATCATGTTGATTTCAAGAGAGGCGGAGGTTCAGTGTTGCTCCGCCTCTGTTAATTGCTTGTTAGGCGACTGCGGCTTTGATCAGGTACGCGCAGAGAGCGCTGATGATCACTTGCACGTAGTTGTCCTGTCCGACTCGGATATAGGTTCCCTCCCTGTCCTCGTTTCTCCATCGCTTCACCTGTCGGCTCTTGTAGGTGAACGTCCATCCGAATGTGAGGGTTTTGATCCCTACGCGCGGGCTGATGTAAACCAACCATGCGTGCTTGCCCCAGATGTAGGCGAGGACGTCTGTCGCTCCTTCTGTCGCGGTGTTCTCTCCCGCTTCGCCGACAATAACTCGCTCCACCTGGAAGACACGTGCCAGCAACTCCTCGGTGATCACTCCGAGCTGGCTGTATTTCACTCGCTCTATGATCTGAGGGTGATCCACCAAAATATCCAACACTTCCTTGCTCAGAACCAAGGTGTTTGGCTTCTTGAAGCTGTTCTTGTGGATCGTGGTGCGTGCTGTGCGGACGTCCCCGATCGGGTCGCTGTTCGTGTAGTCGCTCCACTGGTCGGTTCCTGCCAATGTGGTGTTCTGCGTCAGCTTGGCGGTATCGGCCATGACGAGCGCAAGGATCTTCTCCTTGTCGATCATCATCTTCTCGGTCAGATTCTCGGTGGAATCCACCAACGGATTCAGCGGAGAGTCTGCCTGATCTCGGATCTCGTCTGCAACAAAATCCTTCAGGGCGTGGTCTTGGCATACGAAGCTGGAGGTCGAAAGTCCGTACTCAACTTCGTTGGCTGGTGAGCCGGTTGCCCGTAGGGTGACGTCCCTGCGGAAGTTTGCTTTGTCGTAGGTGTAGTATTTTCCCGTCTGCTTGTTCACACGCAGAATGGGCATCACCTTTTCGGCGATGAACCCCTCATTGCTGAACTTGATCGAAACATTCGAGAGTACTGGATCTACGACTACGTCTCGTTGTGTAAGCATGTTTGTGTGTGTTTAGAGATTAGTAATCGCTTACGCGGTGTCTAGCGTAAAATGCATGAGCAGAATCTCTATGACGTCTTTATCTGCGGCTGATGCCTCCAGTGCTCGACCTACGACTGTGTCCTTATCGGTTGTGGTTGCTACTGCTTTTCCTGCGCTGTCGGTTGTTACCCAGTCGCCAATGGCGATCGCACCTGCTGCAACAACTTTCGAGGTTCCGATGAAACGGACAAGCGCTCCTTCGGTAATCTTTGGCTTGTTTTGAAGCACACCGAGCAAAAGGTCTGTCGCACCTTCTCCGAGTTCGGCTTTGCCTGTGGCGTCTAGCTGGACAATGAAATACTGCTTAGTATCCATTGCCTCGCCAGCTTCCCACGTGCGTTCAAAATCTCGTACTGATTGGGCCATGGTGTTGAATGGTTAGATTGTTACCCTTCTGTTGGATTCTCGACCTCCTCGGAGTACTGCTCCGCAAGCTCGGTGTTCTCACTTAGGACAGTCCTCAATACGTCTGAGTATTGCAGGGACTTGTCCTCACTCATCTTGGTCTCGACGAGCTTTTCGATCTGCTTCTGGGCGCTGTTTTCAATGGCCTCAGTTGATCCGACCTCCCCGAAGATGTTGGTCTTGGGGACTTCTTTCATGATCGCCAAGAACGCTGAGTACTGCTCAGGCTTTAGCGTTTCCATGAACTTTTTCACCTTGTCTACTGTCTTGGGAAGGAACTTTCCCTCCTTGTTCTTTTCGGTGAATGTCAATGCGGAAAGGTCTGTGCTGATCTGCATTTCTTTCATCTTTTGAAATGCTTGCTGACCCTCGTTCGCTTTGGTCTTTAGAATAGCCAACTCAGATGCGCTGATCGCTACCATGCCCTTTTTGTTCTTCTCGCTTCCCTTGGCTTCCTCGCCGCCTTCCTTTTCGGATCCGTCACGGTTTAGTCCTTTGGCTTCGTTGGCGTCGCCTGCTTCTTTTTCCTCTCGTTCCTTCTTTTCATCCTCGGTTTCGCCTTCATGTTCACCACCGCCTTCTGGTTCGAGGACTTCTTTGGCGGTTTCCTTTTGTTCGTCAGTAAGATCTGCTTCGTGCTCTTTCACGAAGGTCTTTTCTTCGTCCGTCCAGTCTGCGACGGGCTTTCCTAGAATTGTTTCGATATCCATGGTTGGTTCGTTAAATTGGTTTGTAATTATATTCTCTGATGAAATGACGATTGCGTCAAGCTCTTTGAAATAGGGCTTGTTCGTTAGGGCGCCACCAACTAGTACGTTTCTGTGAATCTCCCGCGTTTCGGGATCTTCGTACTCTCGGTAGAACTCTGGGCTGAAGTACTTGTAGGATCTGTTGGAGAGGAGCTCCTTGCCCTTCTCTGTCCATTGTACCTTAGCTCCGAGACCATCGCCATTCCTGCTAAATAATTCTGTAATCCAGCCGATTGCTGGCTTTTCATCCATCACCTCGTGGCCTTCCGTTATTGGCACTCCTTTGCGGAGGTGCTGCTTGAAGTTTTCTACGAACTCTCCAATGTCGTTCTCGGTGATAACAATCTTCCCGTAGAGAGGGTGATCCCATGCTCCTATGGGGAGGATGTGGATTTCCTTCAATATCTTTCCGCGTTCGGAGAGAAGAATCGGGAAAATTATTGGAGTTCTTTTGACCTTTTGTTCATCCATTGGTTCGTTTCCTTTTTCGGCTTGTTCGAATGATCCTCCTTTTTCTGAGCAATGCTTCCTTGCTCGATCGGCCATCCATATTTTCTTATCGTAGCGGTAGGCCTGCGTGCTTGTCGTTGTCTTTCCTTTTTTGCGTCCGATGATTGCGTCCAGTCCCGAAGCAAGGTTTATGCGTCGGAAGCTGTCTTTTTGAAACGCACTAGGATCTACTATTCTGCACGCATGTTCATTGGGGAAAGGCATTGTATTATCATACCATACTTTTATATTGGTATGTCAAGTTATCCACAGGTAATCCTGCCCCTGCCGCCTAGCAGAAGCTAGACGGTGGAAGAGATGCTGGGAGGGATCAAATGGCGTTGCCCCTCCAATAAGTACGGAGCGCTGCCGTGCCCTTGTGCAGGGCGGCGGAGGCGGGATCACTTCTTTTCTTTTCTATCAATGAGCTTCTTTGCAAGCGAGCTTTTCTTCACGATCGGATTCTTTGGCTGTATCAACTCATTTACCGAGCTACCGAACCTGTCTCGTAACGTGTTTGGGATTCCATCGATTCTTGGCTTGTCCTCCTCGTCCTCCAATATCTCTACCCAGATGCCTCGGCAATGGGAATGGAATATGGTGTTGCTTGCGAACGGATCGTCTTTCTCCATTATTCTGGCGTCCACGCTCAGGCAGTAATTGCATGTTTGGGAATCAAGAATCTCCGAGCGCTGGAGGGCGAAAATCTTGTCCTCGAAGATTGTGAAGACATCGTTGCGGCCGTTGTTGAGGAATCCCGCCATAACTATTGCTGCCGTGTCTACCACGGTATTTCGAATGGTCTGGCTGAGTACTGATCCTAGTGCGCCGATTGCTCGTGCCTTGTTCTCCTGGAACTCTTTTTTGTCGTCTGGTTTTCGGATTGCTTCTACGATTGCGGTCTTTGCTTTCGTTGTGAAGCGCATGAGGTGGTCATCCACTACCGTTGATGCTGTGATGTCTATTTGCCTCAGGCTGTCGGCGGGACGGCGGGGAGTGTCCTCTCCCATTTCACGGGCGGCGTTGGCCAACCCGAACTGGTACGCCTGGGTAATGTGCTTCTTTACTATTTTTTCGTAATCTCCTTTGACGAGAAACTTTGCATCCTTTATCCCCTTGGCGTCCTCTTTCAAGATTGCTTCGCTAACCTGTTTTATATAGCGGTCTTTCTCTTTCTCTAGTAAGTCTACCGATTCTTTTTTGAAATCTCTTTCTAGCTTTTCCAATTCATCATGAATCCCCTTAAAGTTGACCTTGTGTTCTGCGAGGGTAAGTGGCCGCCAGCTTACGAAATCGTTGTGCTCTTTGAAGATCTTTAGTTCGTACTCGCGCAGGCGCACGGCAAGAGATCCTTTTATCTCTTTATAGAAATCGTTGTGTTCTGCTGCCGTTTCAATGTTGTTGATGTGGTGACGAAGAAACCGAATTGCATCGCTAGTCCCCATATTCCCTATGCGGTTCTTAATCTTGACCGCTATCTCGTGAGAGTTCCTTGGCTTCTTTTTTTTTTCGTCCTCCAGTTCTTCTTCAAGCCCGAGGTCTTTGGTGGTTCTCTCTGCCTTCTCTTTTTCCGCTTCTTCCTCGCCCTCCTCCTCACGTCTTTCCCTTTCCTCCTCTGTCACTTCGGGAAGGCCGAGCAATCCTCGGAAGTGCTGTTCATCGTCTGGGTGTTGTTGTATGGCACCTGCTTCCGATAGGGTCTTGTAGGCCGTTGCGAGTTTCTCCACATCAGATTTGATGATTCCCGAATAGTCTAGCTTTGGGTAGTTTTGAACCTCGTTGTAATTAAAGTTGACTAACTGGGGGATTGCGTATTTGTTGAAAACATCCTTGATTGCATTTGCTATTGCTTCTAAGCTTTTGAGGAACAGATCGCTCTGGTCATCTGAAAGGGCACGGCTCCCCGATGAGGTTGCACCTAGTTCCAAGAACTGAGCGAGTACCGCTTTAGTGATCTGGCGGTCATGGTGGGCTATGGAGTTCTTTGGATCACGAAGCTGCTTGCCACCCATGTCCATAAATCCAATCTCGTGGTCTGGTGGTATGACAACATACGCTTTCTCGTTGGCACGCATGTTCTGAAGAATCTTCTTGGCCTTGGCCTCGTCCGCATCGGTATAGCCATCGGGCAGTTTGACGTAAGGAACCCCAAGCCCTTGCCGTTCAAAAGCCATGCTATCGATCGTATAGATGTAATTTTTGATGAACCAATGTTGATACGCGCTGCGAAGAATGCTTATGCCCCACCAGTTTTCGCCCTCTTTCTCGTTTACAAAAATACAAAGTTTCTCAATAGGAATGTCGGCGGTTTTGCCGTCTCTGCGAAGTTGCTGGATGCCATCTTTTCCGTTTGGTAGCTGCCAGCTCATTATTGTTTTAGGAAGGCGTGGTGCTAGCTTCTTCCAAATGACGTATGTCTTGCCTTCGAACTCTTTTAGTGCATAGACCTTCTCGAACACCATCACTCCGAATGGAAGCATTAGAAGTGCTTGCCTTAGTAGGTCGTCCCAGGTAATGGTCATCCATTCAAAAAGATTCTTGCGAACAAACTCACCGATCTCCTGATCAATTTTCTCTTCGCTTGCGTCTTTGATAAACCATTCTGTCCTTCGGATTGGAAGCTGTGTTACAAGAATTGCTGCGCGCACTGTCGCATCGCTCCTTCGCATTCTGTCAAATACCTTGACGCCTTGCTCGTTTAATAGGTTCGCTCGATACTCCTCTTGAACAATTCCTACATAGATGTCCGTTCCTGAATCTCCAATCTCGGCGGATGCAGGACGGCGTGCTTCTTTCTTGATTGGATGATCGGCAGCAACAACAAGTTCTTTTGTTTTGGTGGACCTGCCTATTTCGAAGCCGAAGATTCTCATTGTTTTATCATAGCACTAAAATACTTCTTTATGCAATCCACCCGTGATCATCCCTGGGTCATCGTCATCGGCCATATCCGCGAGGTGTCTAATGGAGGTTCCAATTTTCCATCCTTTGTGTTGCCATGCACACATTGTGCTGTCTGGAATGTGGTCATCTTTTTTCACCACTTTGTCTGTTCCCTCCTTGTATCGAAAACGCTTGTACTGCCAGTATGCCATTCGGAAACGTACGGGTATTTTCACCTTGCCCTGCTCGAAATGCGCCCGCAGGTTCCCGAGCATGTCTGGTTTCTCTGTTGAAAATACTACCTCTACTACCGTACATTTTAGTTTTGCTTTGTTTAGAGCCGCTTGTAGTGCTGCGTTCTCGAACTTTGCTTCGCTATCCGCGTAGATGAATCGATGGCCGCCCTCCCGTACCATTTGAACGACCTCTATAATTATGTCCTCGCTTTTCGTCTGGGTATAGTTTCTTTGATCCACTAAAACTTTCACATCGTCTTTGTGTTTCATCCAATCACTGACGCTGGTCATACTACTAAATCCCCAGTCGATTCCGATGATGCGCTCTGCACCCTTTACGATATTGTACACCGCTTGCTTTGCGGCCGCAATGACTGACCTGTCAACATCCTCTGGTTTCAAGACAAGACCTGTGGCACTCGGTCTGCTACCCAT